TGGCTGTTTTGGATTCTGTTCGGCAGTCTGTTGCTCAAGCAAAAGAAGTGCAAAAGCGCAAGATTGGTGAGAATGTTGACCTAGTTGTTCAGGCTCTCAAAAAGATTGAATCTGACATTCGTTCCCGCTTTGATGATGTGGGTAACTCCATTGAAAAGCGTGTAGCCTCCATCAAAGATGGTCGTGATGGCATCAATGGCAAGGATGGTCGAGATGGAAAAGATGGACGATCAGGCAAAGATGGCGCTAAAGGTGATCGAGGTGACGCTGGTCGAGATGGGCGTGATGGAGTGGATGGTGTTGACGGTGTGTCTGTTACCGCTGCTCGCATTGATTTTGACGGTAGCCTTGTTATTACATTGTCTACTGGTCGTGAACTCAATGTTGGTGAAGTTGTTGCTCCTGATCTTGCAGAACGCATCAAAGTCATTACTAATGGTGGCGGTACTTCTCAGTCTGTACTTGATACTCTAGCCTCACTTCAAACCCAGATTAACAATCTGATTCCTAGCCAATCAGGGAATTCTGGCAAGTTCTTAACTACCAATGGTTCTACCCTTTCATGGGGTAATGTTGCTGGTGCTTTGAATTACCAAGGAACATGGAATGCGTCTACAAACACTCCTACTCTCACTTCTAGTGTTGGAACAAGCGGCTATTATTATGTTGTTGATACTGCTGGTTCTACAAACCTAAACGGCATTACTGACTGGAAAGCAGGGGACTGGCTGATTTTCAACGGTTCTGTTTGGCAAAAGATTGACCAAAGTTGGGCGATTGCTGGTGTAAACGACAACATCACATCAATGACTGGCATCACAGGTGGTATCTCATCACCTGATTTCATCCAGTTTGACACTGCCGCAACTGTTACGAATGCAACTGGTAAGTTGTATTACAACGCTGAAGATCAATTCCAAACATTGTCATTCCAGATGAATGGCAATCAGGTTCAGCACATTGGTGAAGAACTGTATTACCGAGTCAAGTTGTCTTCTGCGGCAACCAAAGGCCAAGTGTTGATGTTCACTGGTACTCTAGGCTCTAGTGGTGGTTTGACTGCCGCACCAGCTACAGGGTTGCAACCAGAACAAGCACATTACATTCTTGGTGTTGCCGCTGAAACTGGTTCTACAAACGATTGGGTTTTTGTCACCACTTTTGGTGAAGTCAAGTCAATCAACACGACTGGTGGTGCAGAGACTTGGGTGCAAGGTGATGTCCTTTACTACAACCCATCTGTCACAGGTGGTTTGACCAAGACCAAGCCAGCAGTGCCTAATGCTATTTGCATTGTGGCGGCTGTTGTTCATGTTGGCTCGTCAAATGGTGTGTTGTTTGTTCGCCCTTCATTTGGTTCTGTATTGGGTGGAACAGATGGAAATGTGAACTTCACATCATTAGCATCTGGCAACACCTTGATTTACGATGCTGTTGCTGGTGTTTGGGAAAACGCTTTTCTAACTGATGGCACAGGTATCAGCATCACTGAGGGTGCGGGGACTATCACCATTACCAACTCTGCACCTGACCAAACAGTTGCATTGACTGGTGCGGGTACAACGTCTATCAGTGGTACATACCCTAACTTCACTGTTACCTCTAATGATGCTTTCACAGGGACGGTTACATCTGTAACTGGAACATCTCCTGTTGCGTCTTCTGGTGGTACTACTCCAGCTATTTCGTTGTCTGCAAGCTATGGAGACACTCAGAACCCTTATGCTTCTAAGACTGCAAACTATGTCTTAGCTGCACCTAATGGTTCTTCTGGAGTGCCTACATTCAGGGCGATTGTTGCGGCTGATATTCCTACGTTGAACCAGAACACAACAGGGACTGCCGCATCTACACCTAAGTTGCTGACCACAAACTTTACAATTGAAGAATCTGGCGGTAAATTGCTGTTTAAGTATGGAGCAACGACAATTGCTTCTATGTCTTCAACTGGAGTCATCACTTCTGCGACAAACATTGTTGCAAATGGAACACCTTAAGAAAGGGAATTAGAAAATGGCTGTCTCACTTGTAAGTACAGGGGTAACCTTCCCTGATAGTTCTACGCAGATTACTGCGGCGACTGGCTTTGGGTTTAAAAACCGCATCATCAACGGCGCAATGGTTATTGACCAGAGGAATGCGGGGGCGAGTGTTACTGTTAACAGCGCCGCTTCATTGACTTATTCGGTTGACCGTTTTTATGGGTATGGCCAGTCAAGTGATGGTGTTTTTACACTTCAGCAAAATTCTAGCGTACCAACTGGACAAGGGTTTGCCTATTCTTTAAAAGCGACTGTAACAACTGCTGATGCGTCTATTGGTGCTACACAGATTTACCAAATTGGTCAGCGAATTGAAGGTTATAACGTAGCAGATTTTGAACTTGGTTTAGCTTCTGCGGCTACGTTCACATTTTCTTTTTGGGTTCGTTCAAGCCTGACAGGTACGTTTGGCGGTGCTTTGCAGAATGGTGGTCAAAACCGCTCTTACCCATTTAGCTACACAATCAGCGCCGTAGATACTTGGGAAAAGAAAACAATCACGCTTACTGGCGACACAAGCGGAACATGGTTAAAAACAAACGGAACAGGTCTTGAAATTATCTGGGGTCTTGGTGTTGGCTCAACATATTTAGGAACTGCAAATGCTTGGGCAGGTTCTTACTTGTCAGGTGTTACTGGGCAAACGCAAGTTATCTCAACCGTCAATGCCACTTTCTACATCACTGGTGTCCAGCTTGAGAAAGGCTCAACAGCAACGAGCTTTGACTACAGGCCGTATGGCACTGAGTTGGCTTTGTGCCAGCGGTATTTGCCAGCGTTTAGTGGGGCTGGTGGTGCTGGCACTATAGGAGTAGGACAAACTGTAGCTACTACTGCGGCTTTAGCAACAGTTTTTTTCCAAGTGCCAGCTAGAGTTCAGCCCACAGGAATCGTAATTTCTTCTGTTGCTCATTTCAGCGCAACACAAACAAGTGGAAGCGGAACTGTTTATTCAAGTATTCTTTACAATTCTGCGAGCACATATGCTGGTGAAGTTTATGGCACAGGGGCGACTGGTTTAGGTGCTGCTGGTGGTTCAACCCAATTTCGCATAAGCAGCACTTCAGGATTGCTTTACTTTACAGGATGTGAACTATGAACGAGCCAAATTGGAAACTGATGCCGTTGCAACCAATGCAGACAACACAAGTCGTGTTTCGTGAATGGCCTGATGGTCGTCAAGAGTCATGCCTTGTGACCGCTGAAGCCTATCTTGCTTGGATTGAGGCTGGCAACACACCAGAGCCAGCAGATGAGGTGACAGGGTGACCCCCGAACTCCAACGCTATTACGAGTCCCGCTTTGACATGATGAGCATGGAGGGTTGGAAGGACTTGACTATTGACATTGACAATATGATAGAGTCCTTGAATAATATAAGCGTGATTCCTGATGAAAAGACCTTGATGTTCAGAAAAGGTGAACTTTCCATCTTGACTTGGCTGAAAACCTTGAAAGAGGTCAGCGAACGAGCCTACGAGGAATTGAATGAAAAGAATGTATGAATTTGTCTGTGAAAATGGACACAAAATTGAACGGTATTGCGTTTATGAGACGCAATCTGTTCAGTGTGAGTGCGGTGGTTCAGCCAGTCGCATCATGAGCGCACCTAGCGTTAAATTGGAAGGGTGGTCAGGTCATTTCCCAACTGCACATATGCAGTTTGACCATAAACACCGTGAAAAGTTAGCGGCAGAGCGCAAAGCCACAACATAAGCATTTATGCCGTTGTGATCTCCTAGAACCCAAAAGTGGCAGGAAAAAGGAAAAAACAATGTTGATTGATAACCCAGACGAGTTGCAAAGTGAATTAGAAGTCGTTGAAAAGCAGAAACTTCATTCCACAGTTGAGCAAGTTAGTGATGACATTCCCGACAAGTATCGGGGCAAAGAACTGTCAGACATTATCAAGATGCACCAAGAGGCTGAAAAGCTGATTGGCAAGCAGGCTCAAGAAGTGGGGGAAGTACGCAAATTAGCGGATGAACTCATTAAGCAGAACCTTGCGGGAAAGTCTCAACCTGTTAAAGAGGACGAGCCAGAAGTAGATTTTTTCGAGAATCCACAGGCGGCTGTTCGTAAGACTGTTGATAACCATCCTGATGTCCTTGCGGGTCGCCAAGCGGCTCTTGAGTTCAAAAAGATGCAGATTCAGCAAAAGTTGGCGGCTGAACACCCTGATTTTGGTCAGATTGCTCAGGATGCAGACTTTGTGAATTGGGTGAAATCTTCTCCTGTTCGCATTGGTTTGTACGCTAAAGCTGATGGTGAGTATGACTATGACAGTGCTAACGAACTGCTCAGTACCTACAAGCAGTTGAAGGGTGTTAAGGCTAAACAGACTAGTGATGCAGGGGAAGCCCAACGCAAGACTAATCTCAAAGCCGCATCTGTAGATGTTGGTGGTACTGGTGAATCTGGGAAACGAGTTTACCGAAGGGCTGACCTTATTCGGCTGAAGATGCAAGACCCGAACCGCTACGATGCTTTGAGTGATGAAATCATGCAAGCATACGCAGAGGGACGAGTCAAATAACTTAACTTTTGATTTTATTGGAGATACAACATGGCAACATCATTTTCCCCCACCAATTCAGTGACCACAAGCACTGGCGCAACATTCATCCCAGAGATTTGGTCAGATGAAATCGTAGCGGCTTACAAGAAAAACTTGGTTCTTGCTAACCTCGTTATGAAGATGAACTTCAAGGGCAAGAAAGGTGACACCGTTCACATTCCTGCACCTACTCGTGGTTCTGCTTCTGCTAAAGCCGCTGAATCAGCAGTCACTTTAATTGCAGCAACTGAG